GGTGACGCGCGACCCCGATCAAAAGTTAGTGAGCACTCACGGACCTAGTGACGGGTCTGCCGCCGGTTTGGCCCCTGCCGCATGATCTGGTACGCTACGCGCCCGATGTCAGAGCCTCTATCCCTTGCCCGCTACGCCAAGCACCGCGGCGTTGTGACCGCAGCCGTCCACAAGGCCATCGTGGAAGGCCGCCTGTCCAAGTCCGTGAAGCGCAAGGGCCAGGGCTACCAGATCGACGTGGAGTTGGCGGATCAGGAGTGGGCGGCCAACACCGACACCGGCAGCGGCTACCCGGCGCACGCCAAGAACGCTGGGACCATCCCGCCGCCGAGCGCAGCACCGTCGAGCGACGACGAGCCCATCACCTACGCAGAAGCCCGCGCCCAGCACGAACGGTTCAAGGCCCGCCTAGCGCAACTGGAACTGGAGGAGCGCGAGGGCAAGCTGGTCGAGGCCGAGGTGGTGAAGCAGCAGGCGTTCCGCGTGGCGCGCATGGTGCGTGACTCCCTGCTGAACCTGCCCGACCGGGTGGCCGGCGAACTGGCGGCCGAGACGAACCAGTTCAAGGTGCATCAGCGGCTGACGCTGGAGATCAGGCGCGCGCTGGAAGACATGAAGCTGGAATGAACGACGGCGCCATCGTCTACCGGGAGGCGTTCGCTGCCGGCCTGCAGCCAGACCCGGACCACACCGTCAGCACCTGGGCGGATGCCCACCGCATGTTGAGCCAGAAGGCGTCAGCAGAGCCCGGTCACTGGCGCACGGAGCGCACCCCGTACCTCAAGGAGATCATGGACGAACTGTCGCCCAGCAGCCCGTCGCAGCGGGTGGTGCTGATGGCTGGCGCGCAGATCGGCAAGTCCGAGACGGGCAACAACTGGCTGGGCTACGTGATCCACCACGCCCCAGGCCCGATGCTGATGGTGCAGCCCACCGTGGACACCGCCAAGCGGTTCAGCAAGCAGCGGCTGGCGCCCATGATCGAGGAGACGGCCATCCTCAAGGAGCGCATCTCGGACAACAAGTCCCGAGACGCCTCCAACAGCATGATGGCGAAGGAGTTCCAGGGTGGCGTGCTGCTGATCACTGGCGCGAACTCAGCCACCGGCCTGCGCTCGATGCCGATCCGCTACCTGTTCATGGACGAGATCGACGCATACCCTTTGGACGTGGACGGCGAAGGCGACCCGATCCAGCTTGCGGAGAAGCGCACCACCACGTTCGCGCGGCGCAAGGTCTACATGTGCTCCACGCCAACGGTGAAGGACGTGTCCCGCATCGAGCGCGAGTTCAACCGCAGCGACCAGCGGCGCTACTACGTCCCCTGCCCGCACTGCGACCACAAGCAGCACCTGCGCTGGGCGCAACTGAAGTGGAGCGACGACGACCCGCAGACGGCGGCCTATGCCTGCGAGGACTGCGGCGCGCTGATCGATGAGCGGCACAAGACGGACATGCTGGCGGCTGGTGAGTGGCGTGCCATGGCGCCGGGTGACGGGCGTACGGTCGGGTTCCACATCAACTCTCTGTACAGCCCGCTTGGCTGGAAAGCCTGGTCGGAGATCGTGGCCGAGTTCCTGCAGGCCAAGGGTGACGCGGCGCTGCTGAAGACGTTCGTGAACACGGTCCTGGGCGAGACGTGGGAAGAGGAGTACGCCACCAAGCTGGGCGCCGACGACCTCAAGAACCGGGTGGAGTTCTACACCCCTGGCGTGGTGCCGGCTCGGGCGCTGGTGGTCACCGCGGCGGTTGACGTGCAGGACAACCGGTTGGCCGTCAAGCTGGTGGGTTGGGGCCGCGACGAAGAAGGCTGGGTCATCGACCACATGGAGATATACGGCGACCCGGCGCAGCAGAAGGTCTGGCAGCAGCTTGACGAGGTGCTGCTCAAGCCGGTGGCGCATGAGTTGGCAGACCCGGTGAAGATCGCGGCCACGGCCATCGACTCTGGCGGCCACTTCACCAGCGAGGTGTACGCCTACTGCCGCGACCGCAAGGCGCACGGCGTGTTCGCCATCAAGGGTCAGTCGCAGCGCGGCAAGCCGCCCATCGGCAAGGCCACCAAGGTCGATCTGAACTGGCGCGGGCGGGTCATCAAGTCGGGCGCCGAGGTGTACCCGGTGGGTTCTGACACCATCAAGAGCACGCTGTTCGCTAGACTGAAGCTAAACGAGCCTGGACCCGGCTATTTGCACTTCCACGCGGAGCTTCCCGAAGACTATTTCGCGCAATTGACCGCTGAGAAGCAGGTCACCAGGTACGTCAAGGGATTCCCTGTGCGTGAATGGGTCAAGAAGTCTGGCGCGCGCAACGAAGCGCTGGACGTGATGGTCTACAACTACGCGGCGCTGAACTGGCTCTACACCCGCTACAACCGGCGCACCTGCTGGGATCAGTGGGAGAAATCACTCAACATCACGCCAAAATCAGAGCCTCCGAAGGCCGATCCAGTCCAAAATAGGCGCCAACAGGCTAAAATAAGCCGGAAGAACTTCATCACCTCCTGGTGAACCATGAACGTACCCGCCTTAATCTACGCAGGTGACACTGTCCGGTGGAGCGAACCTGCCACGGCGGGCTACAGCAGCGCTGATGGCTGGACGGCTTCGTTCGCCATGCGTCACGCCACTGGCAACGATGCGCTGAACATCACCGGAGTGGCAGACGGCGCTGGCGGGTGGGACTTCACCATCACCGCGGTGCAGTCTGCCGGCCTGCACGTCAACGGCCACTGGTGGCAGATTGCGGTCACCAAGGCGGCCGAGCGGTTCACGCTGGGCACTGGCGAGTTGACCGTCAAGGCCAACATCCCGGCGGCCGGCAACACCTACGACGGGCGCACCCAGGCGCAGATCGACCTGGACGCAGTCCGCGCGGCCATGCGCGCCCGTATCGCTGGCGGCGAGGTGGTGGAGTACACCATCGGCACGCGCAGCTTGAAGAAGATGCCCATGCCCGACCTGATCGCGCTGGAGTCGCACCTCAAGGCGCAGGTAGCCCGGGAGACTCGGGCTGATCGCATCGCCAAGGGGCTGGATAGCGGTCGCGCGGTCTACGTTCGATTCGGGGGTCAATGATGGGAATCCGCGACTGGTTCCGCCGCAAGCCGGCCCCCGCCGCGCCTCGGCGCCGAGGCTTTGAGGCCGGCATGTACAACCGGCTGGTTGCCGACTGGATCACTAGCAGCACCAGCATGGATGCGGAGTTGCGGACCAGCCTGAGCCGGATGCGTGACCGCAGCCGCGACCTGGTGAGGAACAACGACTACGCCCGCAGCGCCCAGCGCGCCGTTACGAACAACGTGGTGGGCCAGGGCGTGCGGATGCAGGCTGCGGTGAAGATGCGCCGCGGCGGGCGGATGGACGACACGGCCAACGCTGCGATTGAGGCGGCGTGGGAGTTGTGGGGCAAGAAGCAGCACTGCCACACGGCTGGTGTGCTGTCGTTCCACGACATCGAGCGCCAGATGCTGGACGCCATGCTGTCGGACGGCGAGATATTCGTGCGCAAGGTCCGTCAGGCGTTCGGCGGCAGCCGGATTCCGCTGGGGCTGGAGATCATCGAGGCCGACCGGCTCGACATCGACCTCAACGAGATGGCGAAGGGCGGCAACGAAATCCGCATGGGCGTCGAGCGCGACCAGTGGGGCCGGCCGGTGGCCTACCACTTCAAGACCGAGCACCCTGGCGACTACCCGTTCGGCGCCGGATCGGTCAACAACAAGACCCAGCGCATTCCGGCCTCCGACGTGGTTCACCTGTTCCGGCAGGAGCGCCCCGGCCAGACCCGCGGCGTGCCTTGGGTGGCGTCGGCCATTATGAAGATGCACCATCTGCAGGGCTACACGGAGGCCGAGGTCATCGCGGCCCGCGCCGAGGCTTGCCGCATGGGCTTCATTACCTCGCCCGAGGATGACGCCATGCAGGACGGCACGGACGGCGACAAGGCGGTGTCGAATTTCGAGCCTGGCCGGATCGAGCGCCTGCTGCCTGGTGAGAGTTTCATCGAGAGCAAGCCGAACCGGCCCGGTGGTCAGTACGAACCGTTCGTGCGGACCATGCTGCACAGCATGGCTGCTGGGCTGGGTGTTTCTTACGCCACGCTGTCACGCGACTACTCGCAGGCCAACTACAGCAGCGGCAGACTGGCACTGTTGGACGACCGCGACAACTGGCGCGTGCTGCAGCAGTGGCTGATCGAGAACTTCCACCGTCCAGTGTTCGATGAATGGATGGACTTGGCGGTGCTGTCTGGCGCGCTGTCCTTCCAGGGGTACGAGACGAACCCGGAACTGTTCCGTGCGGTGCGCTGGATTCCTCGCGGCTGGCAGTGGGTTGACCCGGCCAAGGAAATGTCGGCCTACAAGGACGCTGTTCGTTGCGGATTTACAACGCTCACCGACGTGATCGCCCAGCAGGGTGGCGACATCGAGGACGTGATGCAGCAGCGCCAGCGCGAACTGGAGATGGCCGAGGAAATGGACTTGGTGTTCGACACCGACCCCCATGAGACGGACGGCAAGGGCGCCACGCAGGCTGGTGACGCGGCAGAGGATGCTGCGGAACCGGCGGGCCAAGACGACCGCAAGCTGGTCTTTGAGATGGTGCGTGCGCTGGCCTCGCGCCAAGAGCCGGCCCCGGTCAAGGTTGGTATGTCGCTCGACTTGCCGTCCATCGACCGCGCCACCCAAGCGCTGCAGGACATGACGCGCGATGCGCTCGCGCAGATCAGAGAGGACGTGCAGAACATGCCAGTTGTCATCCCCGCGCCGCAGGTGACCATTGAGAACATCATGCCCGAGGTGCGGGCCGAGGTTCCGACCGTCAACGTGGTCAACCAGGTGCAGCCGGCGCAGGTGACGGTGGTGGACAATCACCCCTCCCGCGCCGAGCAGACGGTCGTGCGAGACAAGAACGACGAGATCGTCAAGACCGTGACAACCTATCTCAAGGACTGAGCCATGGCAGTTGTCTACACCACCTCCGTCAAGAACGCCCGCATGACCGCCGTGCGTGACCAGATCGACGCCGGAACAGGCCCTGGTGTTCTGCAGATCGGCACCACCGGCATGGCCAGCATCCTGGCCGAAATCACGCTGGATGACCCCAGCGGCACCATCTCTGGAGGCGTGCTGTCGTTGTCGGGCTTCCCCAAGAGCGACACCAGTGCCAACAACAGCGGCACCGCAGCAGCGGCGCGGATTCGTGACTCCAGCGGCGCCGATGTCATCACCGGCCTGACGGTGGGCACCAGCGGCACCGACATCATCCTGGACAGCGCGAAC